GAGGTGGCGAAGCGTTCGCTCGCCCGGTCGCGTGCCGCCGAGATCCGCGAGTATCTGAGGCAGCATGGCCGCTAGTGGTGATTCGTGCCCCCGGTGCCGCGATGGCAAGTACGCCGTCGCGTCGAGTGTTCGCAGCGGCGAGTATCAGACTCGCTATCTGCGGTGCCAGCGGTGCGGCTGCACCGACAAGCAGATCGTGCCGGGCAGTGAAGTGCGGCGGAAGTCGTTTACTGCCGAGCGTGCCTAACTGAATGGTTTCGGGGCGTGACTCCTAGTTTCGGGGTAGGCGATGCGATTGCGTCGCCACGAACCCGACTACAGGAGCCTCCCTCGTGGACAAGATCAAGGCACTGCTCGAAGAACTGGCCGCCGTCGTTGCCGAGATGGAGGCGATGACCGAGGACGCCCCCGAGGGTGAGGCTCCCGCCGAGCCGATGACCGAAGAGCAGGAGGCTTCGCTCCGGTCGCTCGAAGTTCGCGCCGACAAGCTCAAGGAGCGGATCGAGTTCCTGACCCGCGTGCAGGCCAAGGAGCTTGAGCTCCGCAGCGTTCTGGAGCGTGCCGCTCCCGCCAAGAAGATCGAAGCCACCGTCGAGGAGACTGCCGTGGAGAGTCGCGCCAAAGTTTACGCCGTTCCGAAGAATCATCGCCCCCTTCGCGGTTTCCGCTGCGAAGAGCGGGCATATCGTGCGGGCATGGCTGCCAAGGCGAGCCTGTTCAACGATGACGAAGCCCGGCGGTGGTGCCACGATCACGGCGTCAACTTCCGTGCCCAGGCTGGCGGAATCAACTCGCTCGGCGGTGTGCTGACCAATGACGAGCTTTCCAGCGAGATCATCCGGCTGGTCGAAGAGTTCGGTGCCTTCCCGGCGAACGCCCGCAACGTGACGATGAACAGCGACACGCTGTTAATCGCCCGTCGCACCGGCGGTCTGTCGGCTCGCCCGATCGGTGAGAACGCCGCTCCGACCCCGAGCGACGTGACCTTCGACAACGTGCAACTCGTCGCGAAGATCTGGGGCGTGGACAACCGCGTGCCGATGTCGCTGATCGAGGACTCGGTTATCAATCTCGCCGATGCGATGGCGGTCGAGGTGGCCCAGGCTTACGCCGAAGCCTTCGACAACTCCGGGTTCATCGGAACCGGCAACGGCTCGCTCTACCACGGCACCGTGGGCGTCGCGGTCGCGATCAACGACGGCACGCACTCGGCGAGCGTGGTGACGGCTGACACCGGCAACAACACCTTCGGCGGTGGCACGAGCGGTCTCGACCTCTCGGACTACACGAACGTGGTCGCTCGGCTGCCCCTGTACGCTCGGCGGAATGCCAAGTGGTACATCAGCCCCGCCGGCTACGGCTCCTCGATGCTGCGGCTCATGATGGCTGCGAGCGGCAACAACCAGGCCGACGTGGCTGGCGGTGCGAACCTGTCCTTCCTGGGCTTCCCGGTGGTGCTCGTGCATCCCCTGGAGAGCCGCCTGACCGGCACCGCGAATCAGATCGCTTGCCTGTTCGGCGATCTCTCGCAGGCTTGCACGATGGGCACCCGCCGCGAGATCACCGTGAAGACCGACGCGTCTCGCTTCGTGGAGTTTGACCAGCTCCTGACCTTTGCCACAGCGCGTGTGGCGATGGTCGCCCACGACCTTGGTGACTCCAGCAAGGCTGGCCCGCTCGTCGCTCTCAAGTTCGCCTCGTGAACCCTCTGACCCTCTAGGAGACTCTGACTCGTGAACTACCTCGAAGCATCCAAGACGGTCGTGGGTTCCACCGTGACCTCGGCCGCCGGAACGGCGACCCTGACCATCGACCGTCTCGGCTACGACTACGCGTCGGTCGATGTGGTCGTGGCGGTGTCGGCGACCCCGGCCAATACCTCGGCGTCGATCCTCAATGTCCTGACGCTCTCGCAGGGCGACACGAACACGGCTGGCTCCTCGGTCTACACCGTGGCGGTTCCCGCTGCGAGCGTGGCTGTCACGGCCCAGCCGAGCGTGGTGCGGCTCGATGTCGATCTTCGCGGCAAGGGCCGGTATCTGAAGATCGACGCCACTCCCGCGACCAGCCTCGCCACCACGATCGTGGCTCGGCTCGGCAAGGGCGAGGTCGGCCCCGAGTCGGCTTCCGCCAAGGGCGTGCTCGCGAAGTACAGCGGCTGAGAACTTGACAGCCTCGACACAGTGGATGGCGGGTGCGGCATGAGCCGTGCCCGCCATCTCTGTTGAGGGATTCATGATCGTCAAGGTCGGCGGTACGGATGTCGATGTTCGGATCGAGTGCGTGATGAGCGGCCCGCGATTCGGCCCGTTGGCGAATCTCTTCGGCTGGGCTCAAGCCCTCATGCCGCTCGGCATCCGCCCGACGCTCGGGCAGGGGGCTCTTTGGGGGCAAGTGTTGCAGCGGTGCATGGAGCAGTTCATCGACTCGACGGAGTTCATTCTCACGACCGACTTCGATTCGTTCTGGGGGCAGCGGGAGGTGAGCGAACTGGTGGCGATGGCGATGGCTTTTCAGTGCGACGCTCTCGCTCCGCTGCAAGTGAAACGGGAGGACGGTCGCCCAATGTTCACGCTGCCCGGCACGCTGGACAAGCCGCCCGAGGGCGGGTCTACAGAACTGCCGATGTCGTGGTTCGCGGAGCCCGTGCAAGAGGTGGACTCGGCGCACTTCGGCTGCACGCTCATCTCGACACGGGCACTGAAGCGAACACCGAAGCCGTGGTTTCAAGATCAGCCGAACGCCAAGGGCGAGTATGGCGATGGTCGCGTGGACGCGGATATTCACTTCTGGCGGCAGTTCCGAGCCGCTGGGAACCGCGTCTACGTCACGCCCCGCGTCTCGATCGGTCACGGCGAGTACGTCTCGGTCTGGCCGGGCAAGGATCTCCAGAAGCCCGTGTTTCAATACGTCGGCGACTACACCGCGAACGGTAAGCCCAAAACTGCATGGAGTGCCCCCGGATCATGAAAATAAGACTTACGCAGAACTACTCGACCTACACCGTCGGCCGGGTGGTCGATTGCGAGGGCGACACAGCGGAGCGGCTCATTCGTGACGGCATTGCCGTGCGGGAGCCGCAGATGGATTTGATCGAGACGGCGACGGCCGAGCCCGAGGTCGAGCGGGCTGACGCACGACCGCGACGCGGCAGGAAACCGAATGCGATACCGCAGTCTCAAGACTCTGACGCAGCCGGCGGTTGAGCCGGTCACGCTCGCGGAAGCGAAGGCACATTGCCGGGTCGATACCGACACCGACGATGCTCTGATCGCTGCCTACCTCAAGGCGGCTCGCGAGTGGTGCGAGGCGTACTGTGACGAGACGTTCGTTCATACGCAGTACCGGATGACCCTCGACTCGTTCCCCGTGGAGATCGAGTTGCCCCGCCCGCCGATGGCGACCAGCGGCACGGTGACGGCGGTCAGCATCACCTACACGCTGGAGAACCAGAGCACCGCCACGCTCTCGACTGCCGAGTACCGGGTCGATCGTGACAGCGTGCCGGGTGTGCTCCGCACGAACTACAACGGCTCCTGGCCCTCGCATCTGCTGGACTACAACGCGGTTGCGGTGACGTGGCACGCCGGGCGTGACGGCACCGGGGCGAGCGTGCCGCAGCGGGTGAAGAACGCGATCCTCTGGCTCGTGGGCATGTGGTACGAGCGTCGCATGGCGGCTGACGCGGTGAGCCTGTCGGAGATTCCGTTCGGCGTGAAGGCGTTGCTCGATTCGGCGAAGTGGGGGAGCTACCGATGAGCAGCGTTCGCGGAACGATCTCGGTCGACGTGGCGTTCACTGACAGCACGACCGTGAGCGGGGCACAGTCGCTGAAGACGATCGTGCTGCGGGATGCGACCGAGTACACGACGGGCAAGGTGGCCATTGTGACGGGGACGGCTGGAACGACGGCAGTGACGGTCAGCACCCTGTCAGGCGTTGGCTATCGCAATGCCTCTGGGCAACTGGTCACGTTTTCCGACGTGCGGCGAGTCATGTTTGACTGGAACGGCTCCGCGTCAGCCACGCTCAACGAAACGGCGGACTTTGCGTTTTCGATGCGGGCTAGCTCCGGTGAGCCGGCCATGACGAGCGTGAATCAGTTGCCGGGCGTGCAGATGGCCGTGGCGTCGTCGTCCGCTGGCGCTACCGGAACTTACACCGTCGTGATCTATGGCACTTGACCCCGGCAAGCTCCGCGAGCGGGTGACGATCCAGCAGGCGACCGAG